AGAGGCCAAGCTGGCGAGTGTGTGACTACTCGCTTTAGCGTACAGCTTAGTTTCTTGCCCCGTAAAGGGCGCTTGAATTGCTGCCATTAGCTAGCTCTCCTTAATAATTAAGACTAAGTCTAAAGTTGATGTGTAAAGTTGAAGTGTCTCTTCAAAATCGTTGACGATGTTGTGACATCTGCATCCCTGTATTAAGTCACCACTTTGTGTTGTCGACAGTCCATTCATTGAAGTCGTGAGTGCTTGAGTAATCTCACGCATCTCGGAGTACTTCTCTGCGAAAACTGTTAGATCAACTTGATAACGACGTAACGCCGATACACCCCCGGCAACCAAGCTTTCGATTCCGTCTTGTACTGTATAAACAATACAAGGCTTGTCGACCTCTTGTGGTAGCCGTTGGGGGTAGACGCCGTTCGTAGCTATCTTTGAAGTGATGCTTGAATCAGCCAGGATGTAGCTGCGGATAGATTGATCAATCATCTGACGTCCTCCGCGTAGATCACCACGTTCTGACGTTTGCCCTTTGGGTCTGCACTAGACAGAACTTCAAGCAAACGGCCAGCGACGCTTATTTGCGCCCCAGGATTCAACAGCTCAAGCTCTGGGCTGTATCTAAACTGAAGCTCAAACTCGATGCGGCTCATCAACTGACCATTTTCTGCGCGTTCTCTGAAAGTACGCTGTTTAATACTGCACTTGTGAGTCACAGTATCAGCAGTCATGGTATGGTCGAGCGCGCCGTAAGCATCGGGCGACGTGGAGCGTTGGTAGATGGTTGCTGTGTGTCTGAGTGAACCTGCTCTCATACTGCCTCCTTACGCAATGCGTAGACGGTAGGGAGAGAGGAGGTCATCAGCACCTTTCGGGGCTTTCACAAGCGCCAAACCAGCATTATCAATGATGCCGTCTTCCCGGTATTCGTATAGTGACGCTGTCACCAACAAAATAGCCTGTTTAACGGAAGCCGGGACACTGACGGAACCATCGAGCGCATACGTCACTGCGATGTGCTTGGGCTCAGTCGTCGCATCAGTCGGCCAGACCTCACCCATTGCCGGGTAAAGAAAAGCCCTGTCGGTCGCGCCTACTAGCCGATACTTTGAACCCGCCAGCGTCTGCTGGGCATAGTCCGTATCATAGTAAGTGACCGAAGTGATGCTAGTAATCTTACCGCCTGGTAAGTACAAGCCAAGCTTGTCGCGATGATGGCGAACGGGGAAAACATCGAAGTAAACCGTCTTCGAGCCTGTTGTCCAGGCACGATTGGTAAAACTCTCTGCGTACTCAGTTGCCACTGAGATCATGCGCTCAATCTCGGTCTGCTCATCACTGTCAACGCCGCTAGGCAGACGCAAGTGCAATCGCGCTTCTGCAAAAGTCACGGGGTCTGCCATAGCTATTCTCCTTCAACTTATACTGATTTAAGCGTGGTTAACGCCAACAACTTTAAGTGCGCTAGCGTCCAACACCATAGAGCCAGTACGGCGTCTGGTGTAGAACATGATGCTACCTGGCGTCGTGTAAGGGTCGCGTAACATTGACACGCCTACGCGGTCGACTATCTGGAAAGCACGAGCAAAGTCGCCGAACAAGATAGGCGCTGAATCAGCAGCTTCATCGATGTCGTCCATGTCTTCATTGATTACAATCGAATGCCCGAACAGAGAAGTAGCACCTGCTTGCGTCAAATCACGCTGCAAGAAGTACTCGTTGTCGCCGTTCTTCAGATTCATGAGAGCCTGATGAGTTGTACGGTTCATCATCCAACGAGCGTTGGGCAGGTAACCTGTCTTCATTGACTTCACAACAGTTCGCAAGAACTCGATGATTGCCGCGTCAGTACCACCTAGCGCGTTGTTTACGCCAGTGCTGATNACCTGATANACACCAGTGCTGTCATTAGCTGCTGCACTTGCGTCAAGCGTCAGACCGTTCAGGATGCCGACAGGCTTGTTGGTGCCATTGCCAGACAAGAAAGCTACGCCTTCAGCTTCAGCAAATTGGCGAGCAACTTCACCCGTTAACCAAGACTCGACGTCGAAGAAACCGTCCTCGATCATGTGCTGGTAAACGCGAGGGCGAGCGTATACTTCACCGAAGGTGGCAGTTCTTTGTGCCAGCTCTGGAGAGTTAGTCTGTGCCCGTGCGGTAGTCTCACCAACCCAGCCAGACGCTGCGTCACCGATTGATACCAATTGCTTGACGTCGGTAGTCGCAGCAGAAACTACTGAACAAACCTGTCGAAGCGGAGAAATCTCTTTTTCGAGTTTGATGATTTCTTGTCTCAACTCTTCAGGTAGAGCGAAGCCGCCCTGCGCGTCAGTGCTGATCTGTAAATCAGTGCCTTTTGNTNNAAGACCNTCNATNCCGTCTTTNACAAAAGTTGAAAATACTTCTTTGTGTTCCATGTCTTTTTCATCTCCGAGTTTGCGGATGAATGCGGGAGCAGCTTGCTTGGCTTTTATCTCTTCGAGATCGGCCTTGATGGCTACTAGTTCTTCTGATGCTTTTGTTGCTTCAGCTTTGAGAGACTCATTTTCTGCGGTGACTTCTTCGTTTTTAGTCACGACGGCATCGATAGTCTTTTCAACGTTCTCGAGGCTTACGTCCTCCACAGCAACTACGTCTTCGACTTTTTGAATTTCTTCAGTCATAGGAATTTTATCCATTGCTTTGTTTGGATTTGATGCTGTTTAATTTACTTAGCATCGCCTTGAGTCTTTGATTGTCTATCTCGATTTGAGCGTCACGCTCATCATGAGTTTTCTCAATCAACTCCTCTTCTTCATCGACATCGAGAGACTTGAAGCCGTCAGCTAAAATAGCCTTTGCTTCTTTTCTTGAGAGCCCGGCGTCACGCAGGACAGTCTCTAATTCTCTAATGTTGACTTCCCCGTCTGCATTCTTAACACCCATTACCTGGGCTTCAGAATTAGCCGGGATAACAACTAAGCTGACTTCGTGTAATTCGATGTCAACTAAGCGATTAACTTTTGCTTTCGCGTCCCACTCTTCTTCGTTGACGCGGTAACCAATCGACATACTGTTGATCGCGCCATCTTGGAGTAGGGCGTAAGCTTCATCAGCGTCCCTCACGCCTTTAGTCAGTGAACCTTCGACGTAAAGACCTTTTTGGTCTTCTTTCATCTCAATCCACTTACCGATTGGCCGGTGCATGTCGTGATGTAACAACATGGCTGGCATTGTTTTTTCGTTGTTGTGTTTGTTGAGGCTTTTGTTAAATGCCCCTTTTTCAACAACATCACCAACTCGGTCAGTATTACCGAATGTAGACGCATAGCCCGAAAACTTGCGTGTGTCGTCGTCGGCATATACTTTGATATCCTGCAAAGTAAATACTTTCTTCATAGCTACCTCATTGGTTGTTTGTTCAGAGATACTGCTCATCAGTAGGCTCCTGTTGTTGTTCTTGTTGATCCTGGGGCTGTTGAGAGTCTTCAGCGCCAAACGTTAGGTTATTGCTGTCACTGACGTAATCGTCACCACCTTCTCGTGGATTCATATCAAGTCGTGCGCGTACTTCGTTGGGAGACATCACGCCCATTGTTAGCAATTTGCTGTATGCCTCGACCTCACCTGTGAAGTCGCCTCGAATCAGCTCACTAACGTCAAACTTAAAGCAGCGAGTGCTGTCACCTAGGAGCTGGTGATCCATGCGATTTTCAAATGCTTTAAGGTAGGGGCTGATGGCAGACTTGTAGAAGTCCAACCCTTGCGCCTCTATGTTTGAGAACGTAGCGCGTGACAGGTCAGCAATCATGTGAGGCGGGACGCGGAAGATGCCGCATATCTCTTCTCTCGAAAGCTTCCTGGTCTCGATAAGCTGCACGTCGCCGGGCGACATACTGATAGGCTCAAACTTGACGCCAGCTTCTAATAGAGCAACCCGATTAGCGTTACGAGTGCCAGCGTGAGCAGAATCCCACGACTCTTTGAGGTTCTTGTAAGCGTCGTCGCTCAGTGTGCCGTCGACCTGTAGAACACCACGCGGTGTACTGCCATTCGAAAAGACATTGTTAGCGTGATCCCGTTGTTCAATAGAGCCACCAAGTAAGCTACCTTGATATGCAATTGGACTGATGCCTTTTATGCCGTCTAACGTCATACCTTTGAAGTGTAGAACTTCGTCTGGCGTTAATACCATTGTTCGCTCGCGTCCGTTTTCACCAATCGTGACGTTGTAAGTAATCACATTTTGATGTTCGACGTTGACGCTGACAGAGTCGACCGGGATAGGATGTAACCCGACGATACGACCAGACTCACCGCGCACGATGTACGAGTAGCTGTTACCGCGTAAACACAAGTTAACAACCTGCATTTGCCAAAACTCTTGGGCAGTCTGCCAATCGTTTGGTGAGCGATGCACCAGCGAGTGCATGATGTCTGTCCACAGGTGACTTTTGGTCACTCTGTCCTGGCTCAACTTATATAGGTGGCAGGGTAAAGTGCTGACTGTCTCACTTAGCACTTTGATGCACGAGTAGACAGTCGAAAGCCGCATTGCCGTCTCAGGACTGACTGTACTCATCGACGGATTGTCTCCGCGCATCAATTCCATCAACGCAGGACTATCGAGACTGTAGCTTTTTTGTTCAGC